TGTACTGGCGCCCCGCTGCCGCCGAACTGGGCGAGGGCGTGCTCATGTTCCTTGGCCATGCGCGTGAACCCGGCGCGCTTGTCGTTCAGCCGCGCCCAGGTAACCGCCGTCATGTGGTCCAGATAGTCGCGGTTCTCCTGCTTGGACATAACCTCGTCATCGTCGACCGCCACCTTGAACCACTCGTCCGAGCGCAGCATCGTGCCGAAGGAATCGCCCAGATCACGGGCCATCATAATCGGGGTCGGGTCGGTCAAGTACGACATAAATTCTTCGCCCAAGTAGATTTCTTCCGTGAAATCAGACTTTTGCGGTGCGAAGAAATACGCGATTTCCTGACACAAACTGTCCCAATTTTCCTTCTGCCCGAACATGCGCCCGGACATCTGCAACAGGTCTTTGCCTGTGGCCATATCAATCAACCTTTTTGAACCAAACACCAAACGGGTCGTAGCCAGTGGCAATTTCGTCATCTTGCCACACGCGCCCGCAACGTTTGCAACAGAACCTGTCAGGGCCGCTATCCGGTAAGCGGTGGCCAAAAATCCAGCAAATCAAACGTTTAATGATGCTCGCCACCAACTACCCCAGCAATGTACGCGAGAACTCCGTGCCAAGCGACTGCCCGCCCCGGCCGGTCAGATTGGTCGACGCCCGGCCCGAACGCTGGCGCATCTTCTGAAGACGGCGCCGACGCGCCCTAGCGCCGCTGGCCTCGTCGGGGAGCGCCACGGGGTCGTCCTGTTCGATCGGGGTCGCGCTGCTGCCCCCGCTGGGTTGGTTGAAAAGAGCGGACATGATTGCGGTCCTTTTTCCGGTACTTGTTGCGTTTGCGTTTGCGCGGATCAAGTTTACTCGACGATGTGATCGCCTTCAACTGCGTCGGTTTTCGCGACATGCGGTCCTGCGCCGCCTTGGGCCGCTTAAGCCGCCCGGAATGCGATACATGCAGCACGATCGTGGTGTCGCCCTTATCAGGTGACCGCCCCAACCGCTCCCTCATCTCCTCCTTCGGCAGCACGGTAATCTCGCCGCCGCCGCGCTGCGTGCCCTTCAATTCGTACCGGTACGCGCAGAGTTCAGCATACAGTTCCGGGTCCGGCGGGAGCATGATCGTAGCCCCGAATGCGGGGTCGAGCGCCTCTCTGAGGGACCATACGGCTTCGGCACGGAAGTTCCGGAAGGTAAAAAGCCCGTCACGGGATTTCGCGCTAGAAGCACGGGAACCATCGTAGGCCCAGGCATCAACGTCGGCATGGGCAAGCTGGGTGAGCGCGTCCCCCGCGTAGCCGCCACCGGCTTCAAGTACGACGCGACAGCGGTCGCGCATGATTTTGACAACCTCAGCAGCAACGGCAGGTCCGTCAGGAGTTTGATCGCCGCGCCGCGTGTGGAATTCGGAAAACCAGTCATCGTACCTCGACTGTATCTGCGTCTTATCCTTGCCGCCCTGGGCAACATCGCCGGCCACCGCCGTCATCACCTTGTCGGCCTCAGGCCGGGACACCCAGCGCCCCTGGGCCAGCCTGATCCACTCCGACGGAATGACCTGCCACTCATGGTCTTCGCGCCCAGCCGTGAAGCTGCCATAGAGAAGCTGGGAGCGCAGCGGCTCGGGGAGGCTCTGTAGCTGGGCGCGATACTGAGTGTTTTTCAGATAAGGGTTATCATCCAGTTTAGAAGGAATGAACGTTCTGGACAGGGCCTCGTACGGCTCGCCGTCGCGTTCATAAGTGCCAGGGCCTTCAACCCACTCAGTCTCGTTCTTGACAACGATCGCCCAGCGCAGTTCCCCGGGCTTGGCGGCGTGCGGGTGGTTCTCCTGGAGCCATGGCGCGAACTCGGTGATCATCCACTCGCCCTCGCCGCCACGCGGCGGGTTGGAACCCAGGATGACGCGGGTTCGTTGGCCCGGGATGGTGGTGCGCAGCCACGCCAACAGCGAAAACACTTGCTCTTTCAGGAACTCACCGGCCTCGTCGAATGCGATATAATCGCGCGCGACACCGGCATGCTTGCGCCAGTCCTCAGGCTGCGGCAGGCCTGCGAACTTCAGACGGCACCGGTGCGTCTTCGGTTCCTTGGTCTTTGTCGGGTCGTTCGGGTCGTAGTTCGGGTTCGGACGCTCAAACGTCCACAACTTCTCAACCTTGTTGAAATCCCCGGTCTCGGTGAGCACTTCCTTGGAAAACTCGACCAGACCATCAAGCTGGGTCGCCTCGCGGCGGAAAATGATACCCTCGCGGTGGTTGAGCGCCATACAGCCCACTTCCAGGGCCGACTTACCGCCCCCGGCGGCGCCGCCGTACAGCAGAATGTCCGCCTCAGAATCAAGCGCCTGCGTCTGCGGCCCGGGCGAAGGGAGGAATGATTGTGAGAGAAGATGCTGCGTCATCTTCACCAGCGCCGAGCGGTCCTCGGTGGACAACGCGTCGATAACGCGGGTGATTTCAGACAGGTCGAGCGGCTCCGTCTCCGGATGGCGCGCAGGCGGTGTCACAGGAACGGCCGATCGCAATGGATCGGCCGCCTGTCGTGCGCGCTTGTTCGCGATATTTGTCTGAATGTCAGGCAGCGTCCGGCTCCGGTGGGGGAGGGTCCACATATTTGCCGAGTTCTTCCGGCGAAAGCCCGGCCGCCTCGTCGACCTCGGCCTGCGGCACCTGCCGCAACTGCTGCTGCTCCGGCGGAATGTGCGGCTGCGCCAACCCCATCTGGTAAAGCGCCGCGTTGCGCAGCACCATGGCGACAACGTGATCCACCCCCGCCACCAGACCGTTGACGGTGGGATGTGTGGAATGGCTGATGACCTCCCACCCCATGCGCTGTTTCTCGCGCACCTCGTCGACAACTTTAGGCGCAGGGCCTTCAATGACGACAAAACCTGCCTCAGGCGGGTTCATGTCACGCATGTAACGCGGCGCAGGCGGGTACGGGCGGGGGTTGGCCGGATTGCCTTGGTGATCGTGTGTCATGGTCATGGTTGTGCTGCTCCTGATGGCATCTCGCCAAACGTCTCAAACTCCTCACCTTTTTGCACCATGGCAACAACGTGGGCGGTCACCGACGTGCCATCGTTTTTGATGTTCAGGCCATGATGCGCAGAATGGCCAACCACGCGCCAGCCCCAACGCTGCCTTTCGCGCACAGCTTGAATAATTTGACCGGGTGGCCCTTCCAGGAGAGTAAAATCAGTCTCCGGCGGCGTTGGATATGCAGCACTTGGCGGGTCTTCCGGCGGCGTTGTCAGCGCTTCCATCTGTTTCTTGAGCACATCTAAAGCCGCGCTCAACTGCCCCAGCGTCTCTTCGACCATATCCGTCATGGCGCCGACCCTCGATCGGCCGCAACGACATTGTCGACATTGGCGCGCACGGCTGCGTCCTTGGCCTCCAACAACTTGCGCAGGGCGACGGTGCGCTCAGCATTGCGCGGCAGGGTGTCGATGATCTGGCGCGCAAGGGTGCAGAACGGCTCCGACACGATTTGCAGTTTGTGCGGCAGGTGGTTGTAATGGAAAAAGCGCAGCACCGGATCGCGTTCGATCTCGTGCGGGGCGAACTCGCGCGGAGCGGGGTGGATGGCTTCGTGCCCGGCGGAGGGGTGTTGTTCTGCGGTCATGTTCAAACTCCAAAGTGAAAAACCAGCCTGTTGGTGGATTGATATTACTCCGGCGGGGCTGGCGGCCGCTCGGCATTCGGATTGAGGGGGGCGCGTTCGTTGGCGTTTTCCTTGCCGGCGTCTGACGCGTTTTCCTTGGTTTCTGGCGCAGGATCGCCGGATTTCGGCGGATTTTCGTCGCCGGCATCTTTGGCAGGGGGTTCCTTGGCCGGAGGCTCGGGCTGCGGTTTGGGCTTGGTATCCGCGCTGACCCATAGCGCATCGTAGTGCGCCTGCGTGATCTCGCCCCTCTCCAGCATTTCCTTGGCCATCTCCTGCGGATTAAGGGATTCGACGCGCTTGCGCTCCTTCTCGTCGGCAATCTTTTTCAGAGCCTTGGCCCGGTTGCCGGCGGCGATCGACGCGTTGGCGGTGCGCATGTCTGCGGGGGTGATGACGCCGTGTTCGGTGTCCTTGGTGGGCGTGAAACCACGATGATAGGTCTCAGCGCGGGTCCGCGCGCGCTTATCCGTCGGTGAGGTCTCGACACCCAGCTTCGCTGAGCCACGCTGGAGCGGCCGTTTCCTGCGATCACGTGCCAGGGGGCGGGTCTTCAGACGGGGCATGTTCGATCTCCTGGGTCCGGGTCTGGTTTGGTTGGTTTTGGGACGCTTGTGGCGTCACATCCAATATATTTACCCCTTTTTCGAGCAAAGCCGCAACTGCCTTGGCCAAATCCAGCGTCGTCGTGTTGTCCAACTGGTGCGTGTGCTGATGGTGCGCATCGACCTGCTGATGGTCCTTCAGCTTCAAATCACGGATGACCAGATTGGCGTTCAGGAGATCGGCGGCGCCGCCCTGCAACTTCTGATCATGAATGACGTTCTCGACGCGGTTCACGACGGGAATGAGGTCAGGATTGAGCTTATAGCTCTCCCAGGTCTCGGGCGTGATGTCGAGAAAGATGCACAGGGCGTTATGCGTCATCGCACGCATCTTGCGCACAGGGACGACGCTGGCCACGCCCATATAAGAGACAATTTTTGATTCCCACAGCGGATGCTCTTCGTTCCACGTGAAATACTCCCGCGCGGCGTTCCAGAGGATGTCTGGATCGGTGTACGGAGGTGATGAAGCGGCGCGGGCGTCCCAAAAATGCATTATATCGCGATTTTGTTGCGCCATAAATTCTTGTGCTTCGATATTTGCACGTAGCTGATCCACGGCCGCCTGTGCTTCGGCGGCGGCTTGGGGGTCGCGGGGCGGCGGGGGTTCGGGGTTCTTCCTCGGCCGGCCACGGGGGCGCTTGGGTTTTTCAGTCTCGGCCATCGGCGTGCTCCTGGAACGCTTTGACCATATCCATCGCGTGCTCCGCACGCAGCGCGGCCGCTGTCCGCATAGGCGAGTTTTCCGGAAGCCGCTGCGCCATATTCAGCAACTTGTCGACATATTGCATGATCCACGTTTGCGGGATGGGGTCAGTCTTTGCCATACGGGCTCTCCTCCGTATGTTCATGACACCCAAACGTCGCACGCGTCTGCTCTACGGTAGACGGGCGCCAGCGACGACACGTGCCTACGGCGTAATTATCCTGTCGATCGCCGAGCCACCACCAACACGTTTTGCACCGGCCCTTCAATTCAAAATCGGCCATTTTTAAAACTCCAAAATTGCAAAAAATAATATATGCGCGCAGCGTTGCGCCAACGTGTGCACTTGGGCGTGCAGCGTAGAGGAAAAAGCTGTTATTTTCAAATTTCATCCGCGAATGTGGACCCGGTCAGTCCCAAAACGGAAAACGAACGGGGGGCATGCCCCCCTTATCGTTTACATATATGCTTGATGGCTCGCTTCGCTCGCCCCGGAACTCGCTACGCTCGTACTCTGTTTGGTTGATTGCCGGAACGTGCTTCGCACGTGCACAATGCTTTGGGCTCGTTAACACTCGCCCGCCCGGCTCGCGGTAGGACGAAAGTCACATTTGCTAAGTCATTGATTTTATTGGTTTAAAACGTATCTTGCTCACGTTCCATGTAGACCGACAGGCTGCCAGCCTGATAATCTGTGACGCGATAACGCCATGGGCGTGAGGTATACGCGTAGAAATTGTACGACCCGGGTTCAGTAATCACGCCCTGTTCGACCCAATCTCCCTCGTTATCGCTGTCTCCATACGTTTTGCTCTCTAAGATCACAGTTGCAGTGAAGTTACCAGACACTGAGATCGTGCCTTTTACTGCAAATGTACTGTCCGATTCCGCCAGATTGGCGCTTAAATCCTTGTTTATAACGTGTAAACGAGCAATTTTATCATCATTCGTGTAAGCCATTTCTTTGCCTTTTCATGCGATTTCAGATTGACATTTGTGCGTTTTTGGGCCGGGACACATTACAATTTTAACGCCATGAATGCAAATTTACCCGCATGAATAAACGTTGCATATCAATGCGTTAGCGCCGCCTGATCACTGACAGTAGCACATAATCACTCTCAGTAACCAAGTGAACCGAATTCGCCACGCCTCAATGCCGCACTGCACAAATCTGCCCGTGTGCACCACATCCAATAAAATCAATGACTTAGAAACCTGCACACACCGCGAATTCAAAATAACCCTTTAAAATCAATGCCCGCCAAGTGTGTGCATGTGTGCACGTTTCAGGGTCTATATACAGGATATCGCCAAACCGTCATATTACACAATCCATGCGCGTTGCGGCTCTATCCACCAAATATCCTGTCAGAAACCTTTTTAGCTGCACACTTACTCACACTGCACACACCAATGATTTAATTACATTTTTCTGTGTGCAGCCCGTGTGCAGCCACATTCTGTTCTCGCTTTGGGCCAAATCTGCACACACCCTGAAATTCGCCCACCAAAATTAAAATGCATTTTTCGCTTGACCTTATCTCCAACTCATGTTTACCTATAGCTAATTCAATTCACCATGGGATAACAAATCGATGACAAATTTCCCTCCCAAACGCCTTAAGTCTTTGGAAACATTGCCAAAACGCACGACACCCTATCAATTGTCGCG